TTTATAATCGTAAAACATAAAAGTCATCATGTCTTGTACCCTTGGATTAGAACTAAACGTTTTTTCTGAAAATATAAACGCACCACCTGTATTAAGACCTTTGTAAATTTTATTGATTACCTCTTGTCTATCTTTAGGTGACATAAACTGTAAAGTAAATATAGAAGTAACTAAAGAGCAGTTTTTAAAATCAAACTCTCTAACATCACCTCTGAAATAATTTAATTGATGATACTTTTCCTCATCATGTGTATAGTCGCCAAAAAAATCTTCTTCTAGTTCTATACCAGTGTATTGTGCTTGAGGTATATTATTACCATTTTGTTCTATCATACCTTTTAAAAGTTTTCCACTGGAACAACCCATATCAACCACTTGTGTATAATCTTCTACAAAATACTTTGATAGATTAAGTATATCCCCCCATAAGTGGCTATACCCTCGAACAGATGTATCTATATGGTTATCAAAGCCTTCGTTGCTTGTAGCAAAAGTAAATTTAGTCATTATTAATCTCCTTATATGGTTTTAACACTTTGTTATAAACACTTTCAGCAAGTGCTTTCATCATCAACGGTGGTACCATACGACCTATCCTTTCCGATTGTTGTTTATGTACACCTGTCAATTTAAAGTCTTCAGGTAACGACATAATTCTTTTTAATTCTTTTATAGTAAACTTTCTATCATCAGTTGGGTGACAAGTACCAGCAACACCAGCAAGATTACCCATTGCAGTAATTGTTGGACAAGGTTTGTTTCTACTTGTTCTTTTTAAATTAAAGTGATGACCTTTAGCATGGTAGTCCATACCTGTTAATACTTTTTCAGGATCCTTTGGCATTTTCATTAAAGTTTTGCCAACTGCTTTATCTGGACCTAATGCTTTCATTAAGTAATCTAGTTCTTCTTGGTCTTCATTAACAACATCATTAATTGCCTCACCTAATGTAGTTCTAAAATCGTTTTTATCAGGGTACAATTGATACATAGTCATAAAGTTTATACCAACTTTTTCAGCAACATCTTCTCGTACACCTATGAAAAAACATCTTTTACGAGATTGGGGTACACCAAAATAACTTGCGTCTAATACATTAGCAACTATAAGGTAACCAATTTCTTCAAATGTATTTTGTATCTTATGAAAATACTCTTTCGCCTCACCCATTGTTAAGCCTTCAACGTTTTCCCCAATAATAACTTTTGGTTTAATTTCTTTTGCTACTCTTAAAAATTCAAAAAACAAATCTTCTACATTCTCTACACCTTTAATATCTGAATATTGTTTCTTTTTACCAAACGCATCTGCGTGAGTTCTACCTTCACCATGAGATACTGAACCTGCCATACTGAACGCTGAACAAGGTGGAGAACCATCTAATAAGTCTAGTTCACCTGGTTTCATATTAATTTTTTCTAAAAAATCTTTACCTGTTAATTTTTTAATGTCACCTGGAATAATAAGTGTATCGGGATAATTTGCTCTGTAAGTATTTTGTGCTTCAGGTACAAACTCATTAACTGCTAGTATCTTAGCACCAGCCAATCTATACCCTGTTGATGAACCCCCGCCCCCAGCGAAAGTTGATAGTACATTGAACAGTGATCTTTTCTCACTATCTAATGTATCTTTTAATGTGTATCTTTTATAATTATTCATTTATACCTACTACTATATCATACTTTGTCATGCTTGTCAACCTCATTTCCCCAACTATCCCAATTATCTCGTTTATTACGAGCAAACAGTTCCATATATGGACCACCTAACATACTCTCTATGTGGTTGTATATAATATCTGGTTTTCTACTATGTTCTCTACGTTCAGATACTACCAATTGGGGTGTACTCATATTTAGCCTCTTGGGTTTACCCTTTGTTGCTAATAAACACATTTCAGGATTTGATCTAGTCCAATATCCTAAACCAGTAAAAAATCCTAAAGACTTTCTATTAGTTTTTGCCCAAGTAAATCCAACTGTTTTATACTTAAATCCCCAAGCATCTATAACCTTAAACGCTTGATCTAGTAGTGGATCAACCACCCACATTAATAAGACTGCATCGTCCTTAGCAAGGTTATTAACGGGTAACTTACAAATGTCGTCAATTGACATACAAGGATAGTGCTGGGTAGCGTTCCTGCCTTCACCCTTTTTGCTATAGCTTTTAAAATACCATGGTGGGTCTGCATATATCACTCCATACTTGTTAGTTGTATCAAATTTCATAAGTCATTAAAGCATATTTTAATAGTATCATAATTATTATAAATCTAGGTATAGACCAAGTAGTTTTTAAAGCAAATATTCCACCAACGGCAAATCCCCAATGGATACAAACTATTAGTATGACCAGACTAGTCAAAGAAAGCCTCCAGACTTGCTGTCTTCTCGTATTCCCAACCAATAGAGTTAAGTATAAAACTCATAGGGTCTAAAAATGTTTTTTGAAACATTAAGTCGTAATCAATATATTCTTGTAAAGCAAACTCTGTCGGAAGTTTAGTTATATAACTTATAACATCAAACTTAAATGGATTAGCTTCTATGAGTTTTAAAAATTTAATCTTATCTCCTTCTTGTATTAACGGATACTTTCTATGTAATTTTCTTTGTTGTAATTGCTGATTGTATATTAAAGCACCTTTAACGTGAATAGGTGTACCTTTAATAAATATGTTACTACTATGTTTATATTTTTTTAAATTATTACAAGACCTTGGAAAGGATATTTGTTCCGCTGTCATTTGATAAAACTCTTCCTTAAAGTCAGCAACAAATGCTTGTAGTTCATCTTCGCTTTTAGTCATTATAAGTTTGATTGCTTGTTTAATCTTTCCTCTACAAACTTCAGGTGTTGATGACTTCACAGCTTCAATACCCATAATTTTTAGCTTAGGCTCATCAAAGGTAATACCTTCTTCATCTAATACATTTAAGATATATCTTTTTTTAGCTGTCCATATACCTTTGTCTGCTATTACTTCTCGCTTCATTACCATTTTTTGTTTAATTGCATTTGTATATTCAGCAAGTTCTTCAAAACACTTATCAATAAATGGTTCAATTCTACTGTTAACAACTTTATTTAAAAACTTTATTGTATCAGTTTTTGATTTGTCCTTACAAGTTGCTTCAACTAGTTTATCTAAGCACAAGTAAATTGAATCTGTATCTGACGCAACAATATAATCAACTTCATTTGTTGATTTTAAAATCTTATTCATATATTCATTTACATTTTTTTGAATAAAACGAATTACAAATTGACCAGCTGATGTTATAGCAGTTGCTTGTCTTACATCATAATATCTAAAGTATTGATTACCAATAGCGCCATAAGCAGAATTTAAAGCAATCTTCTTTGACCACTGTATGTTATGACAACGAGATATTTCTTTTAATAAAGATTTATCTTTTGTTTTTTGATATTCTTGTTTTGCTTGAAACTCTAAAGTTTTAAACTTAACCCTATCATTGTACATACTTTCCATAAGTCTAGGTAAAAAGCCTGGACTATCTACTTTAAACTTAGCACCATTTGGTGTAATACAAGCACCTTCAGTTTTTAAATGTGTCAACGGTGTCGCATGGTCTAACAATTTATCAACTGATATGCCTGATGGTTCTACTCCAATAATTTTTTCTGGAGAGATATTATATTGCATAATCAAATGTGGATATAGCGAATTTATATCAAAGGAAACAATCCAATTGTGCATACCTGTAATTGGGTCTTTTACATAAGCACCTTCGTACTTATCATCTTTAATATTATCCTTTTTGGGTGGAATCATTATATTATCTTTTTTCAAGTAATTGTAAATTAACATATCCCACATTCTTACTTGTGAAAATACATCTGTATAATTTACTTTAGCTTCATATGCCATAGTTAAGACTAGTTCAATTAGTTTTAGTTTATCTTCTAATCCATCAACTATCTCAACGTCTTGTATATTATAATCTATAAATGATTGAAAGTCTTTTGTGTACCAATCTCTAAAGGTATCGTAAGGCATTTCATCTTTGCCTTTACCAAGTTCTACTTTACCAATGTAATCTAGTTTATAACTTTCTTGTTTTGTTGGAATAAATTTTTGATATAGGTCTAGGTAATCTAACATAGAAATACCAAAGATATTATAATGAGTTTGTGGTCTACCTCTTAAAACTACTGTTTCTTTTTCAACGATATTCCAGGGTGAAAACTTTTTAACTACCTTTTCATCTACTATGTTTCTAATACGATTAAACAAATAAGGTATATCAAAAAATTTAGTATTCCATCCAGTAATAACATCTGGATAATTTTTAGTCCAAAACTTCATAAACTCCATAATCAAACTTTTTTCATTCTTACATTTGATATAAGTTACATCTGATCTATCAGTTTTAAAATCACCGATACCCCAAGTTATGATTTGTTTATTAGATTGATTTTTTACTGTGATCGCCAGCAGTTCTTCTATTGGATTTTCTATATCAGGAAAACCATTTTCAGCAGTACACTCTATATCGACTGTAAATATTTTAATTAAATCTTTATCAAATTTTACTAACTCTGGATATTCGTTTGCGATATATTGATATTGGTACCGATCCATTCCATACAATGGTGAGTTACCTGTATTATAGCTTTTTTTAAATTCTCTTGCCTTTGAAATACTACCAAAATGGATTGGTTGTAACGTTTGACCTTGTAATGTTTTAAATTTTGAATCTTCTTGTGAAAGAGCATATAACGTAGGATTGAAGTCAATCTTTTCTTTATACTCTTTACCCTCGTGTATACCACGAATAAGTAACTTGCCTCTATGTTCAATAACGTTTTTATAAAAATTCATAATTTAATTTGGTGGACCATGAGAGAATCGAACTCTCAATTTTATAGTTTATGGTTGTCCAATAAGTGTACAACTAAACCATCGTGTTTTTTTTCTAATTGTATTTGACAAGCCAATCTACTTTGCATACGATCATAACCTTTTTCGTATTCAACTAATTCTGTTTCCGCAGAATTTAAATTAGCTTGACCTACAATAAATGTCCAGTTTCTGTCTACTAGTACATGACAAGTTGCACATGCACAACAGCCTGAACAGTCTGCTGGTATTTCATCAATAGCACTAGTAGAATAATCTCTAGCTGCTTCCATTAATGTCATACCTTCGTCTACCTGGACAGGAATTATTTCCTCTCCTCTAACGAAATTAACCGTTATCATTATAACTTCGGTACTGAATTTTCTGTAATTAAACCCGGTGTCTTTGCAGATATGATACTGCTTGTATTTTGTGCATATGATTTTAGTAAATCATCTTTAGGTTCTGTAGTAAAAACAATTTTATCTTTACTTACTGTGATTGTATCATTTTTACCAAAAGCATTATACAATGACATCATCAATCGTATTGGTTGTCCTGGTGCTGATTGTTGTGGTATGATTACAAATGGTTTGTTTAAACTTATCCCTTGGTCGTTTTCACCTACTTTAGCGATTACATCTTCGCCGGTAGATAGTCTTAATAACTTCACTTCTTGCATAATATCTCCTTCTTCATTATTATTAATATAACATAGTTTGACCTATTTGTCAATGCTCGTTTCTTTATCAACCGGTCTTAATCGTTTACTTAATACAAATGATCTATTAGGGTTGACACTGACATTCATTTGACGCATTAAATCTCTACAAACTAGTAAATCTGAACCTGATCTCGGTCTATTATCTAAACCTACCTCAATATTCTTATAGGTAAAACCATTAAATGTTAAATCTATTAATACTGTTGGTCTTGTTTCGGATGGTTCTTCTCCGTCAGCATTTGCTCTATATATTTTACTTGTTCCATATCTTTTTTTAGAATAAGTTTTTCCATTATATTTCCATTTAATAACTTTGCCTTCTTCTATAATTTCATCAGCGTGTAAGGCACAAGCTTTTGATCCATTTCCTGTATCAAATTTTGCTCTAAGTTTGCCAACTTCACCTACTTCAACAGTTTCCAACCAACCACATTCCGCAGTTGCTTGTCTATCCCAATGACTTCGTTTTGATACCCATTTAATTACATTACCTATTAAATTTTCTCCTGTAATTTTTTCTGAAGGTTTTGCGTCTGAATAATAGTCTTCGTAAGAATATGCCATATAATCAGCACCTGTACCTGGACTTCCATTAACCTCCAATACATATGGTTTACCTTTATAAACAATATGATCTACTCCAACAAGATAAGCTTTAGACACTCTACTTGCTTTTAAAATAATTTCCATTTCTTCCTCGGAAAGCTTATAAGGTTCTGCTGAACCACCTCTATGAATATTGGATCTAAAATCCGTACTAGAGTGTATTCTTTTTGTAGAAGCAAATATTTTATTATCTACTACAAATGTTCTTATATCAAAAGGTACTTCCATAAACTCCTGTATTAAAACTTCGGCATCGTGGTTCCACAATGCTTGTACTGTAGATACAAGGTTTTCATAACTTTCAACTTTAACAACTCCAATACCTTGTGTACCTGTAAGTGTTTTTAAAATGATTGGAAATTTACTACCAACTAATTTAAGAGCGTCATCTAAATTTTTTTCATTAGATATAAAAGCAGTTCTAGGTGTTGGTATACCAAATTTTTCAAATAATAAAGCAGTCGTTAATTTGTTATCACAAGTCAACATAGCTGATCTCGTGTTTAACATAAATGATGATGAATTTTGAAATGCCGATATAAGAGATAACCCGGCTTCGTCTTCTATCGCACCTGCTCTTGTAATACAAACAGTATCTTTACCTACAAAAGTATGTTCACTATCTTTACCATCATAATTATAAACAGTTAATGTATTTTTTTCTTCATCTTTACCTGTGATAATAGCGTGTTTGGTGTTTATGATAACACACTTGAACCCTCTTTTTTCACAAGCATTTTCTATAAAAGAAATGGTACGTTCTTTTTTAGGTGTTTCACCTGCTTTTTGTTTTCTAATATTAGGATTTGATTTTGTAATAACCGCAACCGTAATAGGATTATCCTTACGTTCTGCGTCTTGCTCTGTTATAAAATCTTTAAACTTCGGTACTTGCATCTCTGCTATTATCCTTGTTTTCAATTTTTTTACCAATATTATATTTCGCTGATAGTGTCCATTCTTTTTTCTCTTTAAATGGTAATACTTTGATTTGTGATAATGGTGCTTTGTCTTCCGACTTTGCTTTATCCACTATGTCAATTAAATTCCAATCTTGCAATAGTATAGAGATTGTGTTTCTTCTTTGTATATCGTTTTGTGTTAATGTTGCTCTCTTACCATCTAACGCAAACAATTCTTTAAAGTGTGTTATGAAATATTTACCTTGTTTGTGTAGTATATGGCAACTTTGAAATAATGTTTTGTCTTTTCTACTTGCAACGCCTATTCTAGTTAAAGTCTCTCTGATCTTTAAAAAGTCATCTGGCTGTTTGATGGTAACCTCTAACATACTGTCAGCGGACCAATTGATTGTTTCTTCGCTCATTTTGTTCTCCCACCTTTATTTAAGGTATTTTTTATATGTTCAATTTGTTCCGCAGTAAGTATATTAAGAGCGTCTTTTGCCTTCTCATTACTATAACCATAATACTCCTTTACATACTCTAAATTCTTCAACTTGGCCTGTGATAACCACGTGCCACCAAATCGCTTCTTTTTTCTAATACTATTTATGTAAAAATGAAATTGAGTTTTCTTGTCTAAAAAATGATAGCCATTCATTTCATTGGCTTGAGCAATACAGTCGTAATGCACGGAAAGACACTTGTTTATGACAAACGGTGGGTATTTCTTCTCCCAAGTTTGGTCGTCTGTGTCTAATAAATTTTCTTTAGTAAAATTGATCGCATTAAGATAATCCTTCAATTGATACATAATATAAACTTGACTTTCTATTTTTTTTTATTGTGTCTACCCATATACCATTGACCTGGTTCATAGTCCCATCTTTTACCATGATGTCCTCGTATATTGGCATACCACATTCGTAGTTTTACTACGAATTTTCTAAATAATGTTCTTTTTGCCATTTCTCGTATAACTCCCTTTGCCTTTTTTTGCTTTTACTACACTAGGTTTAAACTTCGGAGTTCTTACTTCTTTGGCAACAGGATTGGTTTTGAATATTCTATCCCAACTTTCCCTATACTTGTCATTTGATAATCTACTTCTACCGTCCCACTTACCTGGCATAATATCCTCGTGTTATTTCTATTTAGTTTATTTGAATTTACAACCTGCCATTATCTCTGTTAAACAAGCGACCATGTTAATCTCTTGGTCAGCGACAAAAGCTGATTTGTATTGATACCCAGCAATAATCAATATCGCCTGAGGTACTGACTTTGCGTCTAAACTAGTATATAGTGTCTCATACAACGTCTTAAACAAGGAGGAAGCCTCTTTGTCCAAGTTCTGTACTACCCATTTTCTCATGTCGTTAAATCTCTTGTCTTTAAGTAGTTTTACAAGTTCTTTAGTATTCACCTCACCTAGATTGAATAATATACCACTATCAATTTTACCCCTTACGGAATATCTTTGTAGTTCGTTTATTGTTCTTCTAAAGTCAGGATAATACTTTTGAATTAACTCTGCTAATACTTTCTTATCAAACTCTATATTTTGATCTTTAAGCACACCCTCTAGTCTAGCTAGAAAGGCAGTAGCAGTTTTAACTCTTTGACCATTTACAATTTTGAAATCAATCACAGTACATCTGGAGTGTAGAGCTGGTATGATTTTGTTTTTGTAATTACAGGTAAAGATAAAACGACAATTCTTATAAAAAGTTTCTATAAAATTACGGAGAGCTGGTTGAACACTATCAGCATTCATATAATCAGCCTCGTCTATTATAACAACTTTATGATTAGCGTCTTCAGTAAGAGAAACAGTAGAGGCAAAGTTTTTAATTTTACTTCTAACTGTATCAATT